AGGGCGCATTGTTGTTGTCTGTACTGAAGATGAGATGAATCAGATTAAAGAGCTTGCAAAATCATCAGACAAAACCACTAGTCGCTTTATTGTAGATACAATCTTAAAGAAATGAGTTTAAGGCAGTAGAAATACTGCCTTTTGTTAAAAAGAGATATAAAATGTTTGATTTAATAAATAAATTAGATATAACCAGAACTTTTATTGTTAAATGTACAGTTACTCATTTTTATGATGTATGTGAAGTTACTTATCTTGAAGTTACAAGAACATTTGAAGGAGGTTTAGTTACTTTTGCTTGCGGTCACTTATTTAAGTTAACAATCAGATTCGACCAAAATGCTAACAGTAAAGTTTTGTTAAATAATTTTTGCAAAGCTCTGACTAAGCAGTTTGATTCTTCAAGAGATAATTTTAAATATAAGTTAATATTCCCTGATGCTTTTAGAATTGTTGATAAAAAGAAGGGAAGGAAAAGAATCTTTGGTTATAAGACAAGAAAAATTAAAGAATGTACTTACTTGGTTGTATATGAGTTGTTTTTTGATGAACTAATAATTCTTAGTAAGAAAATAAAGTACGATAAAGACAAAACAACAATAATTGAAGCTTTTGTTGAATGTTTAAAGTTAAACGGAATTGAGATAGCTGAGAGGGAGGGATAATCTTACTCCCTCATGTTATTTTTTTTACGCATGCATGTGCTTAACTCTGTCACGCACCTCTGCTCGTTTCGCATCGTTGAACCTGTCTAGGGTACCAACAAGATAACCAGTGACACGTCTGATGCGCTCAAACTTGACACCTTCACCTATAATGCCATTAACAGCGTGTAATCTTGTGTACATATTCACTCCTTTATAGTGTACTAAATCAAATAGTTAAACTTTTCTATATTTACCAAAGTGTTTTGAGAATGTAATATTACACATTAGAACGACGTTGGAGAAGAGATATGAAATATAGAATAGGTCTTCCATTCTGGAAACAAATATATAAATTGTTTGGTGTAACCTTATCATATCGCTATGATATTTTTAAATCCAAAGAGACCGGCTTAATATATGGTTGTAGTCCTGATATTAAAGGGCTCAACGCAGAAGGTAAAACCGTTCAAGAAGTGATTGAGGCTATTGAAAGTGGAGCTTACGATCTAGTACGTCTTGACTTATATGGCGTCGATGACGAACAGAATCATCCTAAAATCTCTCCTAATGGAATGATAATAGGTGCTCTTTCTTAATGAACGGTTACTACAAGATTGTCATTGAGATCTTAAAAGAACACGGTTATAGATATTACCGAAACGGTAAAGGGTCTCATGAGATTTGGATTAAACAAGATGCTCATGGAAAATTAACAGGTCGTGTTCAAATTCCTACACATCTAGCAGATAAACATTTTGCTCAAAAACTCTTACGAGATATTGGCATTACAGACAAAGTTAATTAGTTATTATAAAGCCTCTATTACAGAGGCTTTGTCATTCTTAGAATGAGTTACGACTTAGATACCGTGCCGTCTTCATTGATTGTATAACCATTTTCAATTAGCATTTTTTTTACAGCATCACGTCTTGATGCGGGGATACTATCAACAGTACGCTTTCCCATAATTACATAACGATAATATAAAGTATTCATTTTAAGCTCCTTGTTTTGCCTTTAATTGTTTAACTTCTTCCTGTAATTCACAAACTAAATCTGACAGTTCAATAATTGCATCCTGATTTTCTGTATTGGATGTTTCATATTGATCTGACAATTCAAGTAAACCATCTGATAAGGTTTGAGGATACATAAGTTCGTTCTTTACTTTAACTCTTAAATCTTCAATCTCAGATTGATCTCCAGAACTGAAGAAGTTGAAAGGGGAGATCACCGCATTGTAGTTTGTGACACTCTCTTCACTGTTAAAAGAAGCAATCTCTATAATTGCCTGTTGTTGCTGTTTTTGCAAGTATTCAAGATTGATAAGACACTCTTCAATAATGGTGTTAAGCTGCTCTTTTGTAACTTCCTGTTTGTCACCATTCATATCAGTGATAACAAGATTTGTATCAGTGTAATTCAATAAACTTTTGTACAAGTCTATATGTTGCTTATCACCTGGTAACAACAAACCAAAACTGCAAAAGAAGTTGCAGTTAATATCGCAATAATCATTAAAAGTACATTGAGTTTTCAGATCGTAAATCTTTCTTTGCTTTAAGCGGTTTAAAGCATCAGCATCAAAAAGAGAATGGAATGTAGTTAAGATTGTATCTCTAACACTTTCCTGATAAGCGTTAAGCTCTATATCAAGTTCTTTGTTTGTATTGTCAAAGTACTTGTATTCATCTGTATCATCATTGTAGATGATCTTGTTTATACTTAAATCGGTAAGTTCATAAGATTGTGCCATTTCAAAGTAAAAAATTTCATCTTTCTTTTCAATCTTATTTTCTTTTAAACTTATTGTATAAATCATTATAAGCTCCTAAATGCTTGATGTTGTCTTTTCATCTTTTCTTTCCAACGTTCAATATTTTTTTTGTCGTCTTTATGATTGATTGTATCTTCCATTGTTTCTACAAACTCTAAGTTAGAAACACAGTTATTCAGATTGTTTCCGTCTTTATGCTTGATAAGATGATAATTGTTAGGGTTATCAAGCCAAGTGTCAGCAACTACTTGCGCTAACAAATATCTTTTGACGCCTAACACATCAATCCAAACGTAAACATGACCGCTAATCGTTTCTGTTTCACAAAGAGTATTTCTTTTACAATCGTAAACTTTTCCTTTGTCAGAAACTTTTACAATAGGGAGACACTTCCAAAATTTCCACTGTTCCATTAGCCTAATCCAAAATCACCGTTAAAACCTACTGCGAAATTATGAGATAAAGTAGCTGATTTACCAAAAGCAACAGTACCGCTTAATGTTTTAGATACGTGACATGATGCGTTACCGTTGTTGTTATACACAGCAATACCTGAACCGTCTGTCCATAAATTAGGTGCGCTAGGATAGGTTACACCATAATTAAAATTACCTTGTGCAACTGCTGATTTTGTTTCATCTGGATAGGTTGTAGTTGTTGTTGCAACATTACCTGTAACCGTTAATAGATAAGTCGTAATGCCAATATGTATATTTGACCCCGACGTTCCTGAATTTACACCTGTTGCTGATACTCTTATCACACATGAACTTGTACCTGCGCTTACAAGTGTTCCGCCATAATTGATGTAAATTGCGGGTGTCTGTAAAAAAGTTACACCGTAATTAACAGTAACATTAGCATATACGGTTTGTGCACCTGGACCAATAAACTGAGTGCCAAAATCATGTTTACCAGAAGGAGTAACGGTCTTACTTGTAGTTGTTGTAGTCGTACCAGTTTTACCGCTGTGTGTAATAGTTGTACTGATAGTCCCCGATAAAACGTTTGTATATCTTCGACTGATTGCAACATGGTACTTAGTATTGTTATGTGTAACAGCCAAAGCACCGCATCTGTAATACCAATGATTATCTAATGTAGCCTCTGCACCATTATTTACAGCAAACAAAGGTGTATATCTTAATGTGCCATTATCGTTAAGAATAAGGCTAGGTGTAGTTACTCTGCTTGTACTATTCCATGTAGAATAGGTCGTATCGTTGTATGTAAATTTTATTCTACTCATACTAACCTACTGTAATTAGACAACCGCCGATTTTTACACCTGTTGAAAAATTATGTTGTGCTGAAATAGTTTGAGCTGATGCTAACTTTACATAAGTTGATGTTATGGTTGCTCCTGCACCGTCCTGTGTTGCTTTTGTCGCACTGGCACAACTGCCTGACTTTGTGATAAATCCTGGATCATTAGTGAACTGACTTAACTTACTGTATGTAGTGTTTGTATCAGGTGGCACAACCCATTGACCGTCACATCTTAGATAGCGATTTGCTGCGCCTGTTGCTGGTGCTGGCACTAAGCCTGCTGAACCGTTGGCGCTTGTGGTTGAACCTTTCATTTGTGAATAGGTTGTATTAGTATCCTGTGTTGTAATTGTGCCCGTTGCGCCGTTACCCTTTGTATAAGTAATTGTACGACCGTTTACAGACAAAGACTTAATGTAAGTAGTATTGATCTGTTGTCCTGCACCGTCCTGTGTTGCTTTTGTCGCACTGGCACTGTTACCACTGCATTCTTTGGCACTGTCAGCGATCTTTGCGCTGTCAGCCTTTTCAGCTGATGTTGCCTTACCATCAAGGTTTCCTTTTATAGTTTGAGGCAGTTTTATAATGACATTTTTTGTACCGTCAAAATCAATACCTGTACCTGTATTGTCTCCACTTGCATCCTGAATGTTAATAGTACGAGCGGTGGCGAGTTTTTGTGCATTTTTAACATTAGCCCAATAACTTAAATCTGTAGGAGCTTTTATTGTGGTTGAAGGTCCATTGTCAGTAACACAAACGTAAAGTTCATTGTTATAACGGACAAAAGAGCCTACTTCATAATCAATGTTATTTATATAGTTATAAATACCACCATGCATGAAGTAGTATGCAACTTCGCCTAATAACTTAAACAGAGCATTAAAATCTTCACGTTCTGGAGCTATACCTCCTTCTTCAAGTGGTACAGCTGTAATTCTGCCAAACAGTTTTGCAAAAGATACGTTACCAGAATCGACTGCAACGTCATCTTCAATCTTGTTTACATCGGCGTTTTCGCCTAATGGTCTTGTCCAAATTTGAGGCTGTTTACTCATGTTTTATAAACCTTTTAGAAATGTATAGATATAAAAAAAGCGGGATTTTATTTCCCGCTCTTCTGATTTAATTCAGCAATTCTTTTTAGCATCGCTCCTAACTTGCACGGTTTTGAGCAATAACCTTTACTATCCAAAGGCGCTAGACAATACTTACACTCCTTCATTTATAAGCTCCTTATACTCAGTCTTTAAAGCCTCTAAAGTATCTTCGTTATCTAAAAGATAAGCTGTTACAAGTTCTTCTTTGATCTCTGCAATTCTTTTATCTTTGGTTAAGATCTCTTTTTGAATTTCTTTTTGTTTTACAGCTTCATCAGTAGGAGGTGTAAAAGTAATAGAACCATCTGCGTTAACTTTTGTATTAGCAGGGCAAACGTCCTTAACATGGTCGCCAAAGATTGATAAGTCAGTAACCTCTTTGGCTCCTTCTTTAATTAGTCGTCTTGCATCTGTTTTGTTGTCAACATTGATGCATTCACCGTTTAAGATAAAAACTTTAATCATAAATAATCCTATTGGTAGGCTCGTAAAACATCACCGTCATCTGATGCATTAGTAATATTAAAAGTAACAGTTGAAGAGGTCGGAATATAAATATATGCGCCTGATGAACTCTGAACCACAAAATAATAGTACACAGCGCCAATGTTATAAGCATGTCCTACAAAGTCATTTGTGCCCGAAAGAACTTGTATATGGCATGAATGACCACCTGAATGTGTGATATATAAGGGTTTACCAACTGTTAGTCCTGTAATACTCCAGTTGCCGTCATAGTTTCTTGTAGCTCTTAAAGTAACCTTACCTGCATCAGCTTTTTTTAGATAAGTAGTATTGATCTGCAAACCATCACTGTCTTGAAGAGCACGTGTACTTAACCGTGATGAATTAGCGTAATTGACTGAGAAATTAGCAGGGTTGTAGACATACATGTTTGTGCCGTCATTACCGCCCCATAGCCATGTAGGTTGACCGCCCATACCACTCCAGTTAAAGTTAATATCACCGCCATCTACTTTGCGAGGGTAAGCCCTGTTATTTGATGTGATATATCTACAGTCATTTTGAAACTGTGATAACTTACTGTAGGTTGTGTTTGTGTCTTGAGTGGTAAGTGTGTATCTAGAGCCATCTAATTTTGTAACAGTAATGGTTCTACCTGAGATACTGATGTTTTTAACAATGGTATTGTCAAGATTTAAACCGTTAGCATTCTGACTTGCTTTAGTTGCGTAAGAGCTTGAGGTTGCATATTTAACGCTAAAGTTATAAGGATTCCAGACATAGAAATCTACACCGTTATTACTGCCTAAAAGCCATGAAGGCTGATTTGCCTGTCCACTCCATATTACATTGATATTTGTACCATCAGAACGCTTTGGATAGGCTCTATCTGCTAAAGTTGCGTGCTTAGCTTCTGTTGCATAATCTGATGCATTTGAGTTGTTTACTCTTGTTATAGTGACGTTACCTTTACTGTCAGCGTACAGGTTATTAACAGAACGAACAACATGCTTAGATTGAACAGTAAGATTACCTGTAATATTACCGCCTGTAAGAGGTAAATAGCGGGTTAGATCCTGTACTGTGGCAAATTTACGCCAGTATGAGCTGTCTGTAGGAGCTTTAATTATAGATACAGAAGGACCATTCTTTTTTATACATAAATACAGTTCATTATTGTATTTAATAAATGATCCTAAGTCATAATCTACAGATGTGTTGTACCCCCATACACCACCGTTCATGGCATAAAAAATGGATTGTCCAATTAAGTTAAACAATCCATTAAAATCTTTTCTCTTAGGAGCCATACCACCGGCTTTTAACGGAACTTCAAAGATTGATCTGAACAGTGTTTTTTGATCAACAAAGCCGGCTTCTAAATTTTCATCCAAAATGTCGTTTTTATCGGCATTGTCTCCTAAAGGTTGTTTCCAAATTTGAGGTTGTTTACTCATGCTATATCCTCACGAGAGTAAGTAGAAAATGTTGAATTACCGAAGTTCTTTAAGTTTGAACCTTTAAAGCCAAATGTAGGGGTGATCACCTGATAAAACTCAAGACCAACACCTGTAGGTAACCATGGTAAGTTTAAAAGCGCTGCTATGTCAGCACTGGCAACGTTAGAACGCATTAAAAGACGTAATGTCATGGTACTGATATGAAGAATTTGTATATCAGCTTTAGGAAACATTGTATGCAGCATTTTGTTAAGATCTGCCAAAGAACTGTTTCCAATATTAATCATAGCTTTAACGAAAATGTAAGTTCTATAAGCATCATCGCTTAATCTTAGCTGACCGTTAACTTCCGTATAAAAAGGAGCATGATTAAAATCAGCTACTCGCTCATTTTTTAACTTCACAGGATCAAAGCCAAAATATGGAAGTGATTCGTCTTTAGCTAAAAAGGTGCGACCAGCTGCAACAATTCTTCCCCAGACATCAAGCCCTATGCCTTCTGCTGTAAGAGGGTTAATCATCTTGTTGTAAATCAGTTCGATGTCAGCTTCGGGGTTGATTGATTCCCAAAAAGCGTTAACTAAGTTACAAATATGTTTTGATGCTGAATACTGTGATTGTATAGTTGCATCGATATGAAACTCTGACACTTATTCCTCCTTCTCATCAACAAATTCCAAAATGATGTTGTTTTTTAACAATACTGGTTCACGGTTACATGGAGTGTGGATCATGTTCTCGAAGTTTGTACCATCAGATGAAATAGATATGTTCATGATGTTATTGATATTGTTGTTTAATGTTGAAATGATGAATCGACTTGCATAAATATCTTCGTTCATACCCACTCTTAACAGCGGTTCATTAGCAATAAGATTATCTTCTAGACCATAGAAGTTGTTGTAAATAGCATCTTTAATAAGTGTCTCGTACTGATTTGGCAAAGTCTCTTTGTCTTTTAAAAGAACTTTAATGTAAATCTGCAATTTCTCAGGTCTTAAGAAGGTTACATCTTCTGTAGCTCCAGTATATTCATCTTTTACTTTTACAGAAGTATTTCCGTTGTAATCGCATCCTGCAGATACCGTCTCATAGATAGCTCTGGCAATGTCCTGATCATTACCGCCTATCACAGCAATGAATACACTGTGAGGTTTGATACTGTAGCCGTCTACTTTCTTAATTACATTGGTTCTATTACTGTCGATGTAACAGGATAAAACACCATCGCATTGAGATATTCGAGAGTAGATAGCTCCATTTGTGCCTCGTGAATTTAACGCTACAGAGTTGTATCTTCGAGTTTCAAATGCTGATTGTGATTCTTCATAAGAACCTACAGAAGCACTGGCGTTGTTAGTTACACTATCCCAGCCTGCAACAGTAGTTACAATGTTTGTTAATGTATCTGCTCCTGCTTCAACAGGGCCTGTTTCAGAACATTTAAACTGAGCATCAACAGAACCATTACTCTTAATTGTGACGTCGTTCATTAATTCCCATTTAATACCAGTAACCTCAGATTGAATAAGTGAGCCTTTAGGAATAAAGGTGTTTTCTCTACCTTTACAGGTACAAACACAGGTAGAGTTAACAGCTGAATGTCTGGTTAAAAAATAAATCTTGCCTAATGCATCCTGAAACTTACCTGATGCAGTCAACGGGTTAAATTGATTGGCAAGAAAAGCAATTTCAGCATCTTTTTGTGAAATTGCAGCAGTTTGAGAATCAATTAACTGTCCTGCAGGGGTTTCAGGTTCTGTATTAAGCTCAGGTGTATTGTCTTCTTTAAAAGCTTCTTTCCATTGAGATGCTACCTCAGAGCGTATATCCTCAACTTCTGAAACTGTAAAACCTTTTGAACTATCAAATTGCAACATTGATCATTGTCCCATCGTTTAATTGAATTAACATTTGGCAAACTAACATTCTGTCTGTAGTAGTCAGATGGTTAACCTGAGCATCTGCAACTCCTTTAACTTCAAGCGCAGCATCTCTTAATCTGTTTTTTAGAATATCTATTGAGGGTTGTTCTTTTAACTCAAGAGCAAAGTGAGGAATGCCACGATCTTCATCGTAATAAGCATCTTTAATAAACAATCGACATGCATTAGCAACGTTTTGAGCTATGGCGTATTCAGCATAGCAGTTAGCTATCTTGCCATTTTTATCAACAAACAAATCCCATTTATCAGGATCTAAGAATAGAGAGTGCATATTAAGAACCTTGAAAATTAGTGAATAATGAACGATTTTTCTGTTGATTTATGTAAAAACAAACAGTTTTAGTTTGGCGTACCTGTATTACCATTGCCTGGATATACACCATTATGAGTGTGGGTATGTAATGAAGTGCCAGAAGCAATAACATCTTTCTGTGAAATAATGTCACCGTTAAATGTAGCAGTTCCACCGCCCTGTGTACCTGATACTAAAGTTCCTGTAACCTGTACGTTACCGTTCAGAACGATTGTAGGCGCATTGATAGTAGCTGTCTGAGTGTTGACTGTAACGCTGTCAGAAGCATCTACAGTGCAGGTCTTACACTTAATATGTACATACTCATCTGTTTCTACAGTGTAACCTTTAGGAGCGTGCAGAACGATTGTTTTGTCCTGTTTTAGATGCACCCAAACTTTAGGTTCTTTAGTGTGAATTGTCGCAACCATGATTGCATCAGCGGGATTAAATTTTCTGAAGCTTGCTGGTCTTGAAGTAGCAGTCGTTGAGCTGTTGATGTTAGATACATCAGCCTTCATGCATAAGAACACGCCAATATCATTGGGTTCAGGATCCATAATGACAGCAGCAATACCAGCTTGAAATCTGTAGTGGGGTAACTCCTGATAAGAAGGTGTTGCAAGTGCGTTGCCTTCTGCATCGGTTTGAGCAATTAAAGGTGTTGCAATAACAGTTTTAGTACCACCTTCGCCAGAAGAGGAACAACTTTCAATCTTTGCTAAAAAACCTGTAAATACAACTTTATCAATTAGTGTACGTATGTGATACTCCTCAGCGTTAAAAGGGCTTAACGGAGCATACATACTCTGAGTACTGGCTTTTTTAGTAGATGTAATTTCAGACATTATACATACCTTCCACAAGCACCACTCATGTGAGGATAGTAGGCTGTGATTGTAGATTCCCAAGAACCATCACCAGGTAAATTAGATGATAGCTTATGACTTAATTTTGTAATTCGCCATTGGCCTGTGCATTTTGGAACTAGAGTTTTTAACTCAACAAGACCTGCAAATTTAAACTGAGGATTGAATACAGCTTTAAAGCTGATACCATTAGAAGACATGGAAGGATAACCAATCAAACCTGTACTGGCTGTTAGCTTTGGTACAGTTCCTTTTACAGATGAGCCGTTACTGATTAAGATCATTTTGTCATCATCAATAACAAGTTCTGCTCCTACCTGTTCACAAGCCTGTCTGGCCTGTTCAATAGGTGAACCGCTAAAAATTGCGTTTTTAACAGATGCCGTTACGCCTTCATTCTTGAATGTAAAACCTGCAATCTTTGCTTGTTTCTCAACAAAACTTGCAACGCTCTGCGTTCCTTTAACAACATTCTGACCTTGTGCAGTAATAGAGCCAAAGAAACCTACTCGAGCATCAATCTTCATTTTAATGTCAGGCTGTGAATTAAAATCAGCAATAGCAGAAGCTATGGTTCCCGCAAATACCTGTGTGTAACCGCTGTAATCATCACCTGCATAGATGTTTATGTAGTTGTAATTGTGATACATAGGCATCATTGCAAGTGTTGATATACGCTCCATGACGTCACGAGGCAAGTTATAGATTTCTACAGAAGCTTTACCAAAATCTGGTGGACCTAATTTCTCTATGTTTGCTGACATACCAAGATCAGAGATTATGATGCTGTTAGAGCCGTTTTTAAAAGTTCCTTTGTTTAAAGTAATTTGAACTTTCAATTTTCTGATTTTAAAAGAGGATGGTGCAGATGCCTGTTTGGTTGTAGCTTTATTGGTTTTAATCTCAGTTACTGATTGTGTTTTGGTTGAAGAACTATTTTTTAATACACTGGTAGTTTTACCCCAGATAATCTTAGATGCAAACATGTTAGAACCTCAAACCAAGATCTTTACATTCAGTTTCAGTCAGATAAACAAGTTCAAATCTGTCACCCAATTCGGTGTAATTAGGTTGCTTAGGCATATCCGCAGGGTTAATTACATCAACAATGTAAAGTTGACCTTTAAACTTAGATGGAGACTGAATAATGCCTGTTTTAGGCTGAACTATTGCGCCTTCAACAATTGCTTCATCATCTATATACAAATCAAGAAACATGTAATCACCTTTCTGATACAGGTGAATTTGGCAGATTTGATCATCAAGTATGATTTGAAATTCCTGATTTGGTAATGCTTCAACAGATAGAACTTCCATAGCTAATTTCTAATCCACTTTTTAAAATCATCAACAGGTTTACTTAACACACTGTTAAGCATTGATTCAGGCTTTTTCTGTGTCTGTCCTCTTGATTTGCGTTTTGCAATCTTTGTATTGGTATATTCACTCTTAAACTGTCGTACCTCAACAAAGCCACAGTTAACAGTGAGTAAATCAACTCCTGTTGATGCGTCTCTGTGATAATCCATTTTGATAAGATTAAGCGATTTGTATTCCTGATCTGGCGTGATCAAACTGACTATTGTTTCATTGTTGCTCAATTCCATTAACGCAGATACAGCTGATAAGATTGTTTCAGGTGTTCCTTTAATACCTAAAACAACCTGTATCTCAATAGGGGATTGAGTTTTATTGTAAGAAACAAATGAACCGTTTTCAGTAGGTGAGGAGATAGCTTTGCTTTCATTTTTAACATCAATAGCAAAGAATGTATTAAAAGTAACAGCCCTCTCTCCGTTATCATCCACAATGTTCCATGTTCTGGTTACCTTTTGTCCCTGATTATTGCTGTTACCTGAAAGGCCATTGATAAAAGAACCTAGTCCTGCCTTTTTAGCAATAGCAAAAGCCTGTGAATTCTGAAACCTGTTAACCTGTTTAAAGAACTTTAAATTATCAAGTTTACGCAGGCTGTTTCTAAGATAGGGGTTTGCTGTCAGCTTGGTAATATCACTCTGAGTAAACATATTACCTGAGGTGATATTCTTTAAGCCCAACCTGTCTAATGCTTTGTCCTGATAGTTTTTAAAGTTCTCTAATCCGTTAATAATTCTTACTTTAAAGCCATTTGTTGAGCTTTGAGCATTACTGGAATTTAATACAGCATCGTCTTTTACATCAGCCATATTCTCCACCTATAATTAAAATGTCATCTGTATTGATGAGTTACGACTTAGTTATAGCAGACGCTTTGCGCTGCTAAATAAGAGTTATCAAGACCGTTTGCAGTTTCTATTACAGAACGTGTCATTTCAGGTGTAGCACCATTGATAGTAATATTATTGTTAACGGTCTTGTTCTGATTAGAGGTTGAGTTAGAGGTAGTGGTATGGTTGCTTACATTTGAATTTGTAACAACCTGTTGTGTTTTCTCCGGTGAAGGAATTGAAGCAACACCAACCTTTAGATTATTAGCTGTTCTAACAAAACCCTGTAAGGTTTTCTGATCTGTCTTTAGTGTATTAAGACGCTTGTTTGCTTCATTGTACTTACCGTCCTTTCTTAACCTGTCAATTTCAGCAAGTTCTTTTTGCTGTCTTGCAAGCTCAACTCTAAAAGAACGTTCAAGTTTATTTCTCTTTTCAAGTTCATTATTTAACTTGGCTACAGAATTGTCCTGAACAGAAGTTTGAACCTGTTTTACATTCTCAATGTTTTTAACGTTGGTTGTATTTGAATTCTTGATATTCTCACTGGTTGTTAAGACATTGCTCTTTGTATTTTCAACGTTATTAACATTCTCTACGTTCTTTAAGTTCTGAATATCAGTTTCTTTCTTTTTCTCTTCAAGTTTTGTAAGTACTCTTGTTTGAGATTTCTGCTCGGGTAAACTTGAAGTTTGAACTTCATCATCTACGATAGGAGCGTCAGTTCCTTCATAAGTGGTAGGCTTTGAAGCATCTTTCTTATCTTCATCATCATCGCTTGAGAAAGGATTTAAACCTTTTACCCACTCGATCATGCTTTTGCCTTTATCGACAACAGAATTAAACATTCCTAAGAATTTATCTTTAACGTAGTCGATAATTTGCATTAGCCAGTCAGTAACGGGCTTAAAGAGATTTTTGAATGAACTGCAGAAATCAGACCATCCCTGTTTTAACAGCTCAGTGTCTCCAGTAAACAAGGCAACAATAGCGCCCATTACCATTTCTACAGTACCAAGGATTGCGTTAAAAGCACTTCCTACAGCATTCACAAGAAACATTGCAGCTTGAGCTAAGCCGTCGAACCATGTTGCATCATTTCCTTGGTCAAACAGCTTTGCTAAAAGAATGCCAAAGTAAGCAATACCATTAAAAACATGCTCTAAGATGTTTGATAGGGATCTTAGTGACTGCTTTAATGTTTCAATGAAGGTATTAACTCCTTCTGAATTTTTTAAACGTTCATAAAACTTTGTTATAAAGTCATAAGCCTTTTTACCAAAGTTAATGAAAGGATCCCAGAAAGTACCAAAGAGGGATTTACCACCTTTTATCCTTACTATCAGATCATCAATAACAAGAGCTAAAGCTACAATACCTGCAATGATCCACGTAATAGGATTCATTAAAATTGCACCTGCAAGAGATATAAATGCAGGCACCAAAGCAGTAGTAATAACCACAGCTAAGATTTTAAAGAATCTTGCTGCATCTTCCTTGTGTTCTCCTAACCACTTGGAGAATGAATTTAAAGCCTCTACACCTTTTAAGAGTATTGGATTAAAAGAACGCATCAGAACAGCTGAGAAATCAGCTACAGCAATTCTAAAGTTAGTTAAAGCCTTTTGGCTTTTTACATAAACTTCAATATCCTGTTTTGTGTAGCGGTTGAATGCTGCCATCTTCTCACGCCACTCATCTAACTGCTTGTAGTAAGCACCTGTCATCTGAGCTACTTGTGATAATCCACCAAAGTAAGATTTAAACATTGCTCCAACAGAGAAAGCAGCTGCTAAAGGTCCTGCGATACCCTTAACAAGCCCAAGCATACGATTAGCTGTATTATTAGCTGTTTTATCTAATGTCCGCGCAACATTAGATGTGCTCTTTTTTGCATTCTCCTCAACTTTGTTCATCTGACTGTCAATATCGCCAGTATCTAAGCCGAGTTTAATTAAAAGTACGTCACCTAATGTTGCCATTTTTTAAGTTCTCTGTTTACTTGCAAAATCATTTGCAATGTTTTCGTTAGTTCTTGCAACATACAGACACTCTAACAGGTTCATAGCATCTTCGTAGCTGTAATACTGTTCTAGTTCTCGTAGGGTTGCATAATGCTCCTGTATCAGTGGAGCAAACAGGCGTGAGAAGTTCTGTGTTTGGATAAAATGAGGAGTTTTACCACCAGAACTTAAGCTTGTTTCTTCAAGCTGTTTTCGTTCTTGTAAGAAGAAAAATTTACAGCAAATACCTCTTTCTGTAATTGCCACAAAGCTCTAATATCATCAAAGATTTCAAGCTCTTTTTCAGTAATATTGATGATGGCTTCGTCATTCATTCTTACAGCTGTTTCTTTAACAAGGTCAAATAACAGATGATCTACAGTGTCAGGATCTAACTGACCAAAGAAACTAAAGCCTTTTTGAGCTATTAAATTGGTGATGGTACTCATAGTATCTGAACCTGATACGCCTAGTTTCTCTATATCAATGTTGAGTAATCCTGCTTTTGCCAGAGCAATACCAACTCTGATTAACCACTTTTCAGCCTTAATTGCAGGAATTTGAGTTAATCTGAACTTATATTGAGCTTCACCATCAACGATGGTAATGTTTGTAATCTGTCTCATGTAATAATCTCACCTATAAAAAAGGGGTATCAATTTCGATACCCCAAATCAATGTTAGCTACGGGAAAATTAAATAGTAGAATCGTTTACATCTTCAAAGGTAAATCCCCACTGAGTAGGCTCTAATACTTTCTTAGCATTTAAAATTGAAGGAACCTCAGTCAGGATCCCTTTAATCAAAGTAAATTCCTTATCCAGAGCAGGAATAGAAATTGAAGCTGTAATTGAATAAGTTGTCTTATTTAATCGCTGATTGTTAGCAATATTTCTTAAGTACTCAATAGAATCTGAATCAGCTTCTAATGAAATCTTAAATGGAATAGGTGCAGGGGTGTAACCTGCTGCAAGCTGTCCATCTACACCCATTCTTACCTCAGCAATAGTTACATTATCAGAGCTGAACGCATCATCAGATGCGAACTTCTCAATCTGTACTCCTGAAGGGTAAAGCTCTTCAACTGTTAAGATTAAGATTGCGTTTGCACTAGTAATAGTCTTCATTTATTTCTCCTAAACTACAGCAATTGAAGGCATGGTTAAACGGTGTACAGCACCACCATAGGTGTAAACCAAGTTACAAGAAGGGGATTTACGTTGCTGTCTTGTCTGAGCTGAAGGATCTAAAATCTGTAAGTAGTAGCCGTTATTGTAGATTTCGTCTGAGTAATCAGCACCTAACTCTTCGATTAAAGAGCTCTTCTGAGTTTCAGATAAAGATACACCAGCTTCAATTACGCCATTATTCTTTGCACGGTTAATTACATCTCTTAGCCATGAGCGGATCATTGCGTAACCACGTAAGGTGTAAGGTACTCTTCTAACAGCTTCAAATCCTGCCATTACCTGAACCTGCATTGCGTTACATAACCAGATTGAATTTAGATAAGTATCAATCCAGTCCCATTCACCTAACATACGGCCAGAGTATAACCAGACAAAGTTGTCATTACGTGTTGCATAGTTACCTATGAAGTTGACTTTGTGTCCCTCAAGAGCATTTGCTTCGTCTGTATCTAATACATTTGCACCTAATCCATCCTGTGACTTGAAAGCAAAAGTAATAGTGCTGTTCTTATTATCCCAGGCAATAGAAGCAGCTGCACCCATGATAAACGCTGCAACACGATATGAATCATAAACAACAGTGGTTGCTGCTATGTTTTCTGTAATCAACTTTTCAGCAATAATTGATTTACTGTTACTGTCAGCATTTTCTTTAGAACTGTCCCAAAGAACATACAGATAACAAACACCAGCAGATGCATTAGCTGTAGCCCATTCGCCTAATTCTAAAGCCTCATCGTCTGATGCTTCCCATAAGGTGGTGAAGGTAACGAAGTTTTGGAAGCTTAAAGTTAACTTGTTGAAAGTAGCTGAAAGAGTGGTTGAATCAGAACCGTCTGAAACTATACATGAATCAGCAGTAAAGCCCATTGCAAGAGCGACATCACCTGTAGGAGTGCTTACAGAGACATCGGCAGATAATGTACCATTTGTGATGGTAAATGCGTTAGTTACAGAATCAAAGGTAACTGTTAAAACTGATAACTCAGCATCTTCTGATTCAGAATCAAGATCTCTTAAAGCCTCTTGAACCTTGTCTGCTACTTCAGATAATGAAGATACTGAAGATAAGTCTAAGCTTGAAACAGTATGAATTTTGCCTGTTAAAGTTACAGAAAAAGCGCCATTTGAAATCTGTTTTAAAGATGCTAACGCTGTTGAAGGCTTTAACGCTGTACCTCTAACAAAAGGTGCTACACCTGTATCGCAGTAACGATAGAAATACAGAACAGAAGGCTTAATCTGACTGTTCTTGTAACCGCCAAAGTACACCTGAGCAAATTTATATTCATCTGATGTTTCACCAAATGCAGAAGCTACAGCAGAAGCTGACGAATATGAGGTAGGTGCATTTACGGCAAGTCTTGAATTCTTTGAAAGAACAAGACCATTAAAGACTAGATCAGAGCCTGTACCTTTTAAAATTCGAGGTACAATGCTGACGATGTTACTTGCACTAATTGGCATTGTATTTTTCTCCTATTTAATAGAATCTACGTTCTTAATACCTAGAACGTTCAAAGAAGGGTCTTGCTTTTCAGCTTCAGACAAAGGGGTAATAAAATTGTTTTTAACGTCAACTTCAGTAAAGCCAAAGCTGTCATAAATGGTTTCTGTAGTCATTGCTATGTGAAGAGTTGTTGACCAACGTTTTAAGTAGTTATTGTCATCTGATACGATAGTGGTGTCATTTGAATTGTCAGCATAGAGAAGATGCATTCCTCGAGCATTTAAGAATTCATAAACAACATCTGACTGTGAGAAGTTATCAATTGAACTGGCTCTTAGCATTGCATCCAACCCGTCAGAGCCGTTAGAAGTGTCTGCGTAACAGTCAATCTGCACACTTACTTCATATTCAACTTTGTTATGCTCTTCTTCATTTTGAGCATCGTATTTAATTTCATTGGTACCATGTCTTACGATATTTAATATTGAGTAGATCACGTAGTCACTTGAATCTTTAGGAAGGGTTAGATTGTTTTGATTGCCATAAAATATGTTGTTTTCATCTACAGAGGGGATTAAAAACTCATTTAACAGCTCATGGAGTGTTTCCTGTAGATTGGTCGATGTCTTGATTGTGTTCATTGTCTTTATCTTCAGAAGGTGTTACTTGAATTGGTGGTGTAAGCTCAATGGCTTTAATAGTCAGGTTTGGCGCTCTGTCTTGAAGTTGAACTCTTAAACACATCCAACCTGCTTTTGAAAAGTCCTCTTCTACGGCGATTACAAACCACCACATGCCGTTACTGTCTTTTAGGTAATCACCACTACGTGACAGCTGTCTGAACACACTGTATGGCTTTTCTTTTAGGTTATCTGATGATTGTAAATAGAGCTTTCTGATCTGCGAGTTCTGGCCTGCAAGATTAGAGTGATCTAATGCAGCATCATTCTCTGACTGAAAACTGCCTTTAACTTCTATACCGTTAAGATAAATAGCTTTTACAATGCCTTTTACATTCTGTTGCCCACAGGAACGAAAGAGGGTAAAGGTTTCATCTGCAAGGTTAGCATTGATAGCTCCTCGCACGATGTTGTGAAGGTTTAACATATAGAGCCTGTGATAAATTGTGATTATTGGATTTCAAAAGAGATTGAATCTCTTAATAACCCTGAACTGATACCAGCCTGAGACGAACTTGATGTTCCTGTACCGTCTTGTGAATGTCCCTCTGAAATAGCTCTATATATAGCCATTGTCATAGGTGAACGAGGTGGGAATCTGTTGTTTCTGGAACCACCATTTTCAAGAGTTGTTTGAATATCCTGAACCATAATCGCACCGACCATTTGAAGCGATTTTGTATAGAAAGACGCATCAGCACCTACGGAGAAATGAACCAGAGATTTAATAAAGTAGTCTTTCCAATTCTTTTCTTCATCTGCAATGGTATATCTAAAGAATGGTCTTGGTGGATTGTATAAAGTAGCACCTGCAGGAACATGAACACCTTGATGTGATAAATAACCACTCTGTCTTGGTGTTACTCTTTGAACCCAGCCAAATTCTAAGTATTTGCCGTATTCCTGTGTTGATACACCGCTTTCTGAACGCATATCACGAACACCAACAGCTACAGTCTTGCTAGATTCTGTCTTAAGGTTTTTAACCAAAGATTTAAGCTGTTCTAAGTTAACTTTGATCTTATGCATGATGTGATATTTGTGAAAATAACCTATAATAAATGAAAGGCTGATTCACAACCCTTCATATGGAGTAAGGGGACGTTTTAGCCTTAAACCAAAGTTTGAAAGGAGAAAGCCACTTTTCTGTAATACACTGAATCAGGTTGCTAGTTGGCAGTGTTCTTTGGTTTGAATCTTTGTTCAAAATAACCTATACTTTAATCAAAGACGGTAGTGAAAGTCAGAAAGACGGTCATCCTGCTTACGGTTAGGATTTATTCCTAGAGCCCGGATGGTGAGTAGGCCGCACACCCGCTACCGTCTTTTCAATTCTTCTTCTTTGCTGTTCAACATGAACCACTTCAAAGTTTTCTTTTGTTTCTCTTATATCTAAGATCATTTCATTGTGATGATTATTTCCAAAAGGAACTTTAAACCTTAGATAGTTTTCTACATTTGAAGATAATATTTGTTGACCTTTACCGTAAAGACATAATCCTACAAGTACAGGATAACTTTTAGGATCAATCTCAAGGTGTCTTTGTTGGTTAGCTTGTAAAGCGTCTTTCTTAAAAACAACCTTTTTGTTTTGTTTAATTCCTAAAGCTTTTAAAGTTGAATGAGGTACAGGAGGTAAAACATTATCTTTTTCTGTTGTTAGTTTTATTGATGAAATAATAGCCTTAGCTTTTGGAGATTGTTTTGATAATTCATCAAGTAAAGCCTCATGATATCTTACTCTTGCTTTAATTTGTCTGTCAGTTAACTGAGTAGCTCCTACTCCACTAACTTCTTTAGTCTTGGTGTTAATAGCAATCTTCTTACCATTCTTAGCTGTTCTAAAGATAAGATCCTTGTCAGGTATATTCTCATCTTTAGTTAACATGGTCTGTCTAGCTTTCATGCCTAATCCAAACATAAAACCAAGACAGTAGGCTTTAACAATGTTTTGAGTTAGTGGAGTTATCATAGTTAACCAATGAAGTTTTTAATGAAGTCACTTTGATCTTCTGTAGCTTTAACCGTCCATGCTTTTAAATCAGGATTCCATCTGAACCTTCTTGATTTAAGCATCGCACGATCTTCTTTTGAAGGAACACCGTTTGTCTTTAATACCGCAAGTGATTCACCTTTGTTGTTCTTGGCAAAAGAAAAATCACCTAAGCGAGTATTAAAAGAAGATGTTGAAGCTGAAACAGAGCTGTTAGCTTGACAATTAGATAATCTCTTAGATGCTGTATTGATTTTAGTTTGAAGTTTTTTAGCTTCAGTCTTTAGAGTTCCATTAAAGGTTCTAATAGCTTTCTCATCTGATACTTTTGGATTGTCGAAGTAATCCATTTTGAAGTAATCAACCCACTTTTTTACTCCTGCAGGTGCATCATTTAAAGATTTTGCAACTTTATAAAAGTCATCTTTAGTCTTAACATTTTTAAAAGCATCAACTGCATCTGTATAACCTTTCTTTTCTTGTTGCAGGTCGTAAATTCTATCTTGTAAATCACCTCTAGCTCTTTCACCTGAGCCTTTAATCTTGTAATCATCGTGCTTTATGTTATCAGCCCTGTATTGAGCTTTTTCAGCTTCTTGTTTTGCATTCATGTAAGCATCTTGCTTTCTTTGAAGTGCATTTTGAGCTGAGTTCATACGACCTGCTACATTAGGTTGACCAAACTCACGTCCGGTCTCTTTTTGATGTTGCCATTCGTCATTCCACTTCTTGCCAGCTTCTTCTACTTTACGTTGCATAGTATCAGCATGCTGTTGAGCTAAATCAGCTCTACGCTTTAAAGAAGCTTCACGGGCTTTCTTACGTTCTTCGTAACCTTCAGGCTTTGTGATTGATGTAACCTTTGTTTCTTTAGTCTCTTTTTCACTTGTAAACCCAATCTTCTGATTATTCATCATGTCAGCTTTATGGTTCATGCGGTTTACATTCATCTGGGAGACAGCCTGTTCATGACCTCTTTTAACAGCAGAAATATGACGACCGTTGAATTTACCGCCCATTCCACCTAATACTTCACCTGATGATGTATCAATCAGTGCAGGACGTCCTTTATGACCTTGACCATTAGGATGTACAGTGATCCACTTAGCATCATCTTGTGCTAGTTTTTTTTTCTGACGACCTAAAGCATAAAGAAAACCTTTCATGAAGGCTAATTGAAGAGGAGTAAACATATTTGACCTATAATAAAAAATGACATCTGATTAAAAGGATGAGTTACGACCTACCCAAATGGATGATTTATCTTGTATCCATAAAATCTACCGCCTTTGGTTCGACCTTTTAACATTTGCCATGCCTGTTGACCGCACAATGTCTGATTCCACCAATCAGCGGTATCTTTGTTTGACTTGAATAAATCAAAACTTGTATTTACTGAACCTTGTGATGCAGAAGTTACTCTTCCTGGCTGTCCATTTTTGTTCCACAGCTCTAATGTAGCTAAATGACAGGTGACAGCATATAAAAACGTTCTACGTGTGTAGATGTCGTTTTCAGGTTCATATTTGAAGCATGAAGAACTGTCATCATTGCCATACAGCTCACAGGCATCTTGAAAGCACATTTTCAAAGCTTCATCTGAAATATCAGCCAAATGCTCATATCTGCATCTAAAAACATCTATATCAAATTCAACTTTCATTTCAGATAAAACCTCAATCAACAGGGGAGCTTAAACTCCCCATTCGTTACTAATCTTTTGCTTCTTCAACTTTTGCGTCTTTAGGAGAAGCAGGATCAAAACCGCCTGATGTCTGTGCGATCTTGTCCTGTACAGTATCTGACTTCATCTCATTCTCATTTTTGATTTCAAAAACACTTGGTAAAAAGCCTTTTGCACCAATAAACATGGTTTCACGTCCATGTAGAGCTTTAATAGCTTCCCAGTCTGTTCTTGATAATGTCTGATGTACTCCATTACCAGACTCAGTTAAGATGCCTTTTCTCTTACCTCGTAAAACAGCATCTGTTCCGTATAAAACTACAGATTTTGTTCCACCTGAGCCGTTAGGAATATCATCAAACTTGTGGTTATGACGTAAGCAAACAACAATATGAACAACGTCTGCACCTGTTAACTTCTCTGTCTCAGTTTTCTTTTTAACTGCCATTTTATAGTCTCCATAAATTAAAAAAGGCGGTAAAAACCGCCTTAAGAGATGAGATTGAAAAACTAGATGCCCTTCATGATAGCAATCAATGAAGGACGCTTAATCACAGTACCAAAGGTAGTACCGATAGCTTTCTGTGAGAAGTGTGACTCATGAGGAATTAAACGACCTAAACGATACTTCTCTGAATAAGAAGGCTGTGCTGTAATATCGCCATTGTACTCAGGAACAATTAAGTACAATGTTTCACCTGTAGTATCACTTAACTCAGGAACTACCTCAATCTGAATGTTTGGATAGTTCTCAAGTAATAAGCCTTTAGCAGTCTTACCAAACTGAGTTGCATTTGTCAGATCAGCGTTTCTTGCATTGGAAATACCTAAAATCATAGGAGTATTTGCGTCAATGTTACCGCCGTTGTTTTTCTGTAACTCAGTGATTAACTTTACAATATCGTCATAAGCTCTATTAGCAAAGTCAGCTGTTGAGTCAGCCTTTTTATCAGCCCATGTTGATTTACCATTTGCTGAAATTGGTGAAATAGAATCAGGTAAATTAGGATCATTTAATAGACCATAGATTTCCTTACCCTCAACACCGAAGAGATAGAACTTATTCTGTGCTCTTTCAATAATTGATGCTGATGCTCTCTGTTTACCTGCTACAAGTGACAGTTTTGCAGCAGCTGCTAATTCAGCTTCAAAGTCACCATATTTTAAGGTAGTCTGGAATCTGAACTGCTCACGAACAGGGAATTCATAGTTAACATCTACAGATGAACCATTCTGAAAATCAGAATAAGCTTCAACGTCACCTGCTAACTCCTCTACAGGGAATGTATAAGAGTTATCAGTCCACTTACCAACCTGAGCTTCAACACCTAACTTTGTTGCAGCTGTTTTTGCAAACAGAATTTGTACAATTTTAGGATCGATGTAAGTAGTAAATGCTGATGGAACTCCAACGTTAGCAGGAGTAATTGCAGCATCCTGTGCTAACATTTTTGCGGTTTTGTTGTAATCAGTACGGATATTTCCGTTTACTGAATCATAAGCCATAAAGCCTTTTGCATAAGGAGCGACAATACCACGCTCTTTAGCTAGCTCAAAATCTTCGATCATTGATTATCTCCTAGAATCTCTCAGCGATGACTAAATCACCTTCAGCAAAGTTCTTCTTGCCGTCAGTTGCTTTAACTACCCAGCCTGTATCAACTACACCTGTACCTGCAGTTGCTGCTACAGATACAGCGCCTGTAGTAGGCTTAATTAAAATCTTTAAGCCTGTAGTACCTGCAGAAGGTGCCTTAATGTAGTACTGACCACGTAAAGCAATGGTTACAGTCTCACCATCTCTATAAACTGATGTAGCTTCATCAGTTACAGATTCAAAAGTTGAGGTTAAGTTGCGTTCTACAATACCGATTGGTAACTCGGTATCAGCTGATGCTGTAGCTGAAACTACACCGTCTTTATTAAAGAATGCAAAACCACCTGCTTTTACGGTACCGTCTGAGAAGTAGTTTGTATCTGTATAAAAAGCCTGACCTACAACTGCCTGCTGACCTTCAAAGCCTTTTGCAGGGTATAGACCGACAGTCTTCTGTAAAATTGACATTTATTAAACTCCTACCTGAACATTTGTTAAAATTTCTGAAATAGCACTATTCTTTGCTGTAGGAGCTGAATCAGTAGCCATTACAGTTCTCTTGTCCTTGGTTGCAGTTAATGCGCTGATTACAGCTTTTGCTGCTTTGCCTGTTAACTGATTGTAATTTCTGATGCCCAGCTTCTTAGCTGCAGCACGGTAAATCTGACCTGCGCTGTCAAAAGCCATTGCATTAACATTACCTAAAATTTGTCTGCACTCATTAGCAGCTGCATATTTAAGTTTTAACTGTCTGTTAACTGCTTTAACCGCAACTTTAATTTGTGCATCCTGACCTAGTGGCTTGTCAGCGTTCTTATCTTTTTCAGATGAAAGCTTAAAGCCTGTAATGAATGCCTTCTTAAGTTCAGGTGAGGCGTCATCTAAACCACACTGCTTTAACGCATCGCCAATGACCTTATCGCCATCGTCTTCTGTCTGAGTATTGTCGTTAGGTTCCTCATCTTCAGCTGAATCAGAATCATCAAGATCGTCATCGGTAGCATCTACAGAATCGTCTTTCTTTGAATCATCACCAGAAGTATCAAGATCATCGTCTTCGGCTGGCTCTGATGCATCTAAATCATCATCCTCAGCTGAGTTTAAGATGTCTTTGTACTTATCTTCATCACCATTAGCTTTGATAGCTTCAATTAAAGCTTCAAGCTTACCGTCAGTTGCAGGAGTATCATCCTTATCAACCACGTTGCCTTCTTTTGCCTTGTGCAGGTCAAGAATTGACTGTGCAAGGTTCTTTTCAGCATTTTCAATTGCTGCATTATCAGCCATTGTGTTTTTCTCCTTGATTTGTGCGTCTTCCACCAGCACATCATGTCCCGCACGGCCCTCTTCAACGAGGGCAACATGATTGCAATTAATATCAGTCATTACAAAGTTGTAATGTTGACCTTCAAACTCACCTTCTTTCTTTACAGGTGTGTATCTGTAAGCAAGACTAAGCTCACGCATTGAACCGTCTTTAATACGATCAATTGCCTTAGCATCGTGAAAATGAAGTGAATTGGTAAGATAAGGTGATTCCCATTTGGCATCATCGCCTGTAGAACCGATACGAGTATCTTTAGCAGGCGCATTTGCGTAATCAGCGTGATGCTCAAACTGAATCGGAATGCCGTTTAAACTCTGAATAGTGTCAGGTTTTGATAATTCTGATGCAGGTCTGTAACCGTGATAAATGACATCAGATTCAAAACCAAGTTCTTCATGATTAGGTATCTCATGTCCATAGTATGGTGCTACCTGTTCTTTAGTCACAGGGGAAACAGCGACATGAAGAAAACCATTATCATCTACAGTTCTTACTGAATCTTTATCAATAGAAAAGTTGTCAAAAGCTAAACTTATTGGCATGATTTGACCTATATTTATAATTAGAAGTCGTTTTGGTTAAGATGTATTACGACTAAGACGAGTTACGACACCACTCTGGTAAAGCCATACGAAAACCGCACTTGCAGTAAGGCAGTTCACCAGGCAAAACGTTTTTGTTCACATCACTGTCATACAGTCCTACAGAGATGTCATAGCGCTGACCATCAAAAGCTCTGTGAGTTTCTCTTGACGTGTATTTGCCAGGTACATGTTTCCAGATGGCGTATTGAATTCCTAATTCTTTGGCGTTGCTGATTTGGATCTGTACACTTGATTTATGTACCTGATCACTTACAACACGCTCTACACGTGCTCTGTCAAATCCTTGTGTAGCACCTAAGACAATGCGAAGATCTGAAAGATTGTCTCCACCTAACAAACCTTTTTGAACAACATCAGAAATACGCTGTACATCGTTAAGTGAAATTTTGGTGATTAAAGCTGCATTCTCTTTAATCATTCCCTCCATTTGAGAAGCAATAGAAGGGGAAATGAACTGTTTTTTAATAGTAGGTACAGTCCATTTTCTTTTGAGATAATTAAGATTAAAACCTGCTGCTTTAAGAGCCTGTTTCTGAGCATAGCTGACTGTTGCAACCTGATTGCGTATAAACCAGTCACAGAGCTGTCTTGAAATGCTGTTTAATCCTGTAGTCCATGAACCAATATTTCGATTAATAAAGTCATCAATATGGTTCTTTAGCCATTCAGGATCAGATTTAGCCATAGAACGCAGTATTTTGCGCTGTAGCTTTTGGAGTTGCTGACGTTCAGCCTGTGTCTTAGGTTTAGACAATGAAGCATCTGTAGTAAGCATTGCTTCACTGTCCAGATTGAGCATGATTTGATTTAAAACATAACGTTGAAAATCACTTTGAAGTTTCAGAACCTTCTTTTGAAAGGTTTGGAGTAGTCCCTGATTCGGCTCGATTACTCTCGCTGTTCTCAGCTTTTTCATTCTTAGCCTCATTCATCATCTGTGTAAATGGATCGTCTGTCTTAAAATCTTCCTGCTCGCCATTCTGCATTGCTTGTGCTTGAGCTTGTTGCAGTTCTTCTGGCATTTCACTGTCGATAAAATCAAGCCCAATATCCTGATCTTTCTTAACAGCTTCACGAAGTTCTTCTGCACTTAGAACCTGTCTATCTAGTAGCTGTCCCCATGCACCAACCTTAGTTTGAGCTGTCATAGCCTGTGAGGCTCTGTTTTCAACATCAAGAGGTACAAAGTCGAATGTAATTGAAGGATCAATCTCTCCAAATTCAGCACGTTCAATAGCATTGATACAACGCTGAATTGCATCTCTGTGAAGTTCCTGTTTAGAAGAGATGTGGTCGTAGTAATTCTTAAGGTCAGATTCACCTGTAGCGTTAAAGCCTGAAGGAGAGATACCAAGTAGCTTAACAGCAGGTATTCGGTTAATTGCACAAATCATCTCTAGACTTTGCTTAACAATGTCTGTACAGCCAGCCGTAGATGTTTGTACGTTAGTTACATCTTCACTGTCTTTATCGCACACAAAGATTGAATCGTTATCTCTGTAACGGGCTAACATAGCCATTTTTGCATCAAAGAATGCAATACCTTGTGAGTCACTATTCAGAATTGCATCCATATCAGTTTTAACTACAAGAAGTGAAATCTTTTGCAGTAGCTTTGCTGTGTATGTCCTGCACTCATTAAAGTGAAGAATGTAATCCCATAGAATCTGAGCTTGTGGAATACCTAAGAAGTTGTAATTTGGTTTTAGAAGTAAAGGAGGTTCATTATCAACAATTCTTAGTAATCTGTCTTTATGAACTTTCTTACCCAATACATACCAGTACTTAGGCTTCATGTAATCAGAAGCTAAAGGATAAAAGGCGTTGTATTCGGCAGGGGAGATGTTAACAGGATCAACTAGAATAAACTTAAGATTATGCTCAGGATCAATCTCAGCTGACTGATTGTTAATTGCTAAAGGTAAATCAAGTTCATCTGAACCTGTATCAATAAAGATAAAACATCCACCCATGTAACCTGTTGTAGTAAAAGCCTCATGAAATACTGATTGAAGGTGATATTTGTTCTTTATTAAATCATCAAGTTTACTGATTTTGTCAGGATCAGTATCTTCACCACCTTTTAATTCAATCCATTTCTTAGACATGTCATCTGCTACAGTAGAGATACAGGCTCTAACCATACCTTGCTGAGCAATCTGCTGTAGTGCTCCATAACCTACAAATGAAGTAACAGGGAACTGTCCCATGTCAAAAGCATGTTGCTGTAAGCTCTGATAAATGGAATCAAAACCGCCAATACTTTCAAAAGCAGAATCCATTGCAAGACGTGTATTTTCTTTGCAACCTAATGTTACAGGCAAAGAGAAAGCTTTCTTAACCTTTTCTAAGGTATCAAATGCTTCAGCTGTTCTTTTAGGCATAAGCAACTGATTAAGTAACTCTTCAGGAGAGATCTTTTTCTTTGCTTTGGTCTCTTTAATTTCTGCTTTTTGTTCTTTAGTATTCATAGGCAATAAAAAAGCACCTTGCGGTGCCTTCTTTTTATTAGTTGAATTTAGTTTTTAAAGATTTGCTTAACTGCGACTTTTAATATCATTGGTGCAAATTCTTTTAATGTTTCCCATGTGACCATGTAGCCAGCATCTTTAATAGCTTTAATTGTTTTATTTAAGAGAAATTTGTCTTTGACAATATCAGCAAAATCGTAACCTTTCAGAGTAATTCTTGGTACGTCTGTACCCCATGAATACTGTCCATCAACAGAAAGAGATATTGTCACTCCTTTGATATAATCAGCATCGATAAGCATCTCTAAGTGTTGCATTAGAATGCTGTACTTGTTTTGATTCGACTCATACTTGCTGATAAGCAACTCTAATCTGTCATCTTCAATTGCATTAAAGATGTCACCCATTAAATGCCAGTCTCGTTTCATAATAAGCCTCTTATAGCAAGACAAAGAACAGCAATAATGAAATAATTGATAAGATTGACTGGGATCTTAATAACCATCCTCTACGTGCAATCTGTACCTTTAAATCACTAATTACTTTGTCATAGTCATAAAGAATATCTTTAACTGATTTGTCATTTTCTTTTAACTCATCGTACAAGGAACTAAACCTATCCATTGGCAGATAAGTTGATCCTGTGAACAATCCACTTAATGACATGCACCCAAGAATTAATGAAGCTGTAGAAGTAAATATCATCGCAACTGCTATGTAATACAGATCTTGATGAACAGGTATTGCTTTTAGACCTGCGATTAAAGCTACATTTAACCAAAGATAAGTCTTAGAAACATCACGTTGATGTTCTTTTACTTCTTGATTTAAGTTGTACCAGATTTTGTAAGCGTACTCTAAAGATAACAGAGGTGAAAACATGATAAATACCTTATTTATGCAATTCTAAAATCACAGGGCTTATAATTACTAGAAAGACAAACCAAATGAACCATGACATACATTAAAACCTTCTTCTGCCTTGTCTTAACAGTCTTAAATTTGCTTCTGTAACTGCCTTGGCTGTATCTTTTAGCTCAACAAGGCCATAACGCATTGCATCCATGCAATGGCTGAACTCATGATTAGGTTTGTTTGTTGGTTTACCTAATCTATCCTTTTCCCAACAGTAATTTTTGATTTCATGTTCAAAGTTTGTACATCTAGGAGAATAGATGATCTTGTAGTTCTGTATCTTTTGAATACCATAATTTACAGAATCAGGACCTTTAGGAGCAGCCTTTGCGTTAACTCCAACTCTACGCAATTCTTCAATAGATTTAGGCTCTGCTGCATCACAATAAACAGGTTCACCTCTTAATCCAATGTCATCCTTTATGTGTTTTGCAATCTCTTGATTGGTAACATTGGTAAGATATAGCTCATAACAGATAAAAATCTCTTTATTCTCAGTATCAACAAATCCACCAACAAAAGCTGTAGGATCAGTAAAACCAAAATCCAAACCAAAGAAAGCTTTATATCTACGAGGTGCTCCAATGTAATCTCTGTCGTTTAACTCTCGACATTCTACATTCTCATAAATAAGGCCTTCTGCAATACCCCAATCACCTAATCCCTCAATTTTATATCTGCGAGGATTGCGCTTTTTCATGTCTTCAAATAAAGCATGATCGGCTTCTGATAACCACTCGTTACAGAGGTAATTAGTTGTCTTGGTAAATGTAAGTTCGGAAGGTTCATCGAAAAAGCGTGACTTTAACCATGACTGTTCAGACCATGGATTAAAGGTGATCATAATTCTGATGAAGTAATCATTAGGCATCTGACCACGAAAAGACATATCTAACTTGTTAAAAGCTTCTTCGTCTACAATCTCATATGCTTCTTCAATCCATACCCAGCAAAGATAACCTTTAGGCACGGAAATAGAAGTGATCTTCTGACCTTCATCTAATCCACGAAACAAGATCTTTTGACCTGTAGGATTGTAAACAATCTCAAGAGGGGAGGTCTTGAATGTGAAGTAGTTCTTAATACCAAATCGTTCACATGCCCACTGCAGATCAGAAAACTGACTGTCTCTGATGGTGTTTTGGTAACGTCTTACACAAAGTGCATTACCTAATGGCATTTTTACAATGTGGTATATAAGCCACAAAGCGGTTGTTTTTGATTTCTTACTAGCTCTTGAACCTTTACAGACTACATAACGTTTCTTTGTGTTCCACCAATCGCCATAATTGTGACCAACTATATCAAGCAATTGTGAAACTTTAGTAGTCATCAGGCATTTCACCAACGATTATTACAGGGGAAACATTAACATTAGTTGAAGTATCATAAGCACCCTGCATCTTAGCTAGAAGATCTGCTGCTTTGATGCGGTCAAAATTAGAAGGTAGTTTAAAGTCGTGAACAACGTCACCCATTCCTTTATTGCTAACTACCATTAACTGCTCTTCTTTAGCTTCACCACGAGCGATTGAGGTTAAGATTTTTTGAATTTCGTTTTTATCTGCAATAAGTTTTGAATTAGCCTCATCAGCTAGTTCTTTAATTCTCTGTTTGATATGTTTTTTCTGCAACAGCTTATAACCATAAGAGCCTGCTGCATTTCCTTTCATTGAATAGCCGGCATCTATTACAGATTGTTTTGCATTTGCATTAGAAGCGTAAGCAATGCAAAACTTTTCTTCTTTTGGATTTAGTTTTGGCATGATTACACCGTTTTGAAAAATTAGAAAAGCTAAACTATAATTAAGTAAATACCGTAAAGCTCCATTTCTAGGAAGAAAAAACCGTACGCCTAGATTTGTAGGTATACCGAACCTCGATTAACAAGCGATATATTCACCTTTACGGTATGATGTCATATCCTGTTAACAACCATGTCTTTTGTCTTTTTCCTTCTCTTAAAGATAGTATTGCTTCATAACCATTGTGTTGTATTGCTACTGTTTGATTTGATTTAATATATCTAACAATCTGTCCATTAGCCACAGCGTTTAACACTTCATAAACTGCTTTATTTCCATGTTTATCTGCTATGTGTTCTAATCCATAACCTTTATGTTTAGGTAAAGCAATACCCTTATCAATAGTTATATTATTAGAACCTCCGTATTCTTTTAAATCATTTCTTAAATTTGAAATTTGAACTTTCTTAGCGCCTTTTTGTATTTGTTTATATGCGGTTAAAACTAAACGAGTTCGTTCTTTCTTTTTCTCAAGAATATTCCATCTTGAAAACGCTTTTGTCTGTCCATTATTTTTTACATTGTTGGAACTTAATAAATTTATTGGTTGATTTTTAAACCTGCCACTTTGAATAACTCCATCTTCGTCAATGAGAAAATGCTTTCCTTTCTTGGTCGTTATCCAATATGGATTGTTTGTAGAAGCATCAAAACTTAATTTACGGAGTTTATGATAACTAAAGCCTAAGCCACAACAAAATCCTAATGTATAGGCTTGAGTTATATTCATGTTTACTCCGTTAAGCTTTGATACCGTTTACTTAACTCATTACGTTCAACTGCAATCTCATCACACTTAGCTGAGAGCTTAAGGACATACTCTGCAAGAGCTCTTCGCTCTTGTCTAAGTTGTCTACATTCACAGGTTGCTTTAGCTTCTCTGGTAGAGGTGGTATTTGTGGACAATGTTGTTCTGTTGGAACTGCCACTGTCTGAGTGCATGCTGTTAGTAGTAGCATGCAACTTAGACATAGCAGCATTGTACTTGTCTTTAATCTTGTTAATATCATCTGTAGCCTCTTTGTCAGCCTGTTCCTGTTTAGCTTGCCATTCATGTTCTCTATTAAGCTGCTTAACTAAAGCGTCCTGTTCTGTCTTTATTGCTTCAGCCTGAAGATTGATAATCTCAGCTCTGTAATGCTTAGCTGTAACAGTGATACCAAAGCAGGAACCAATAACTGCAGACATGGTAGCTACAATTAAAAGTAATTTAAGATCCATAAACAATATAAGAAATTAAACCAATTAACATTGCAAGCAGTACAAGATAGCTTGCAATCTGAGAATGAAACTCTTTCTTTGAATACTTCTTATAGTCAATTGAGAGCTTAATTAAGCCTATGACAAAGAAAGCAAAGAACATCAGATAGATGATTAAAAATGTTGTTTCAAGGAAAGTCATATGAAGTTTATATATTTGGTTGCCCAAGAAGGACTTGAACCTACTACAAAACGATTATGAGTCGTCTGCTCTAACCTGTTGAGCTATTGGGCAATTAAGGTGTGAAGCAAACCCCTTATTAAACTAATGAATTGTTACATATCAATTAAAGATAACGTTCGCTTCACACTTATGAGCAATCTACTAGCGAAACCGACAAAGACTAGTAAACCACTCATAAGTGTGAGCTGTCTGTTTTACTTCTGACAGCAAAGAAGGAAATTTTCAAATACCTGAGACACGATGTTGTCACAAGCACCTGAACACGTGGAAATCTTAAGACAAAAACAGTTTCT